GGCAGAAGCGGAGCCGGTCAAGGGGTTCATCTCGCGAACGGAGGATAAATTCCGCCCCGCCTACGGCAGGGTGGTGCAGACCTACCCACGCCAGTGCATCATCGTCGGCTCCACCAACGCCGATGAGGGCTTCTTGCGCGACACCACCGGCAACCGCCGCTGGTGGCCCGTGCAGGTGACGGGGGAGGGGTGGCTCGGCAAACCGCACGACCTCGACCAGCACACCATCGACCAACTCTGGGCAGAGGCACGCGCACGCGACCTCGCAGGCGAAGACCTCTACCTCACCGGCGAGGTGCTCGAGGTCGCCGAACACATCCAAGCCGAAAGCGTCGAGGCCGACGACCGCATCGGCATCGTGCAGGAGTACCTCGACAAGGTCCTCCCGCCGAACTGGGACGGCCTGTCGCTCAACGTGCGACGCGTCTGGCTCGAAGACGGCACACTGCCCGACCACCTGCGCGAGGTCGGCATGTGGGACCACACGAAGCAGCGCACCACCGTCTCGAAGATCGAGATCTGGTCGGAATGCTTCGGCCGCGACCCGGACGCGATGCGCAAAATCGACTCGCACGAAATCACCGCGATCATGCAACAAGTCGACGGCTGGGAAGACACCGGACAGCGCGCGCGTCTGCCGATCTATGGACAGCAACGAGTGTTCAAGAAAGTTCAATTTCGTTCGGATGTTCTCTCCTGAAACTGCCGCGAAATGGCCGGGACAATGCCTCTGTGACGATTGTCCCGGCCCGTGACAAGGGACAAACCTGCTTGGGATTGTCCCGCTTGTTGTCCCGCTCTGGATTGTCGGCGTGAGCCGGGAAAACACGAATTCAGGGACAAACGGGACAAAGTTTTTACCCAAAGAGTTTATGGGCGATTAGAGGTGCTTATGTCCAAAACTACAGACACTCCGCCTAAATCTAAGACCTAAGTAGAAGCGTCGTCCCGTTTGTCCACAAAACGCGAGAAGAAGTCGAAATAGTGTTAGAACGTCAGGTCGAACAAGCACTGGTCCGCGAGGTCCGAAAACACGGCGGAATCGCCCCAAAATTCACCAGCCCCGGAACCGCCGGCATGCCAGACCGTCTAGTGATCCTCCCCGAAGGCAAGGTCTGCTTCGTCGAACTCAAAGCACCCGGCCAGAAACCCCGCCCCATCCAAATCCGCCAAATGGATCGCCTCACTCAACTCGGCTGCATGGTCCGCACTATCGACCACCCCAACCAAATCCAGGAGCTTATCGATGAAATACGTACCGCATGACTATCAGGCTTATGCTGCCCAATTCATCATCGACCACCCCGAGTGCGCGATCCTGTTAGGGATGGGCATGGGCAAGAGTGTCATTACCCTCACCGCCATCGAAGCACTCAAACACGACTACTTCGACGTCGACAAGGTACTTGTCATCGCCCCGGTCCGCGTCGCCCGCGACACATGGCCCGCAGAGATCGAGAAGTGGGACCATCTCGAAGACCTCACCGTCAGCCCCATCATCGGCACCGCGAAACAACGCGAAGCAGCCGTCAACCGTGACGCTGACATCTACACCATCGGCCGGGAGAACATTCCCTGGCTAGTGAAGCACCATGGCAGCCGGTGGCCCTACGACATGGTTGTCATCGATGAGCTATCCAGTTTCAAAAACCCACAGGCGAAACGCTTCAAAGCCCTGAAAAAAGTACGCCCCAAGATCGCCCGAATCGTCGGGCTTACCGGCACACCAGCGCCCAACAGTCTGCTGGACATTTGGGCGCCGTTCCGCCTCATCGACAACGGCCAGCGCCTCGGCCGCTTCATCACGCACTACCGCGACCAATACTTCCTGCCCGACAAGCGCAGCGGGCAGGTCATCTACTCGTGGAAGATCCGGCCCGGTGCGGACCAGGCGATCTACGACAACATTGCCGACATCACCGTCTCCATGCGCACCACCGACTACCTCACGCTGCCGGAGGTCACCCGCCAGCACATCGAGGTCACCCTCGCCCCGAAGGAGCAGAAGTTGATCGATACCTTGAAGCGCGAGCTTGTCCTGGACCTTGGTGACGACACCATCGACGCCGCCAACGCCGCCACCCTGTCGTTGAAGTTGCAGCAGCTGGCCGGTGGTGCGATCTACAACGAGGACGGCACCGATGTCATCGAGGTTCACGACCAGAAACTGCGGGCCCTCACCGAGCTTGTGGACCAGGCCGACGGCAACACCATCCTGGTGGCCTACTGGTTCAAGCACGACCGCGAACGCATACTGTCCGCAATCCCTAACGCGCGCATCCTGGACACCACACAGGACTTCGAAGATTGGAACGCCGGTAAAGTCCCTGTTGGGCTGATCCACCCCGCATCCGCCGGCCACGGTCTGAATCTGCAATCCGGTGGGCACATCATGGTGTGGTTCACCACCCCCTGGTCCCTGGAACTCTACGAGCAGGCGAACGCGCGCCTGAACCGGCAAGGACAAACCGAACCGGTCAGCATCATCCACATCGACACCGCCAACAGCATCGACCAAGACGTACACGCAGCGCTGGCGCGCAAGGACACCACCCAGTCCGCACTGATCGCCGCAGTCGCCGCCGAGCTCGACCACGCAGAGAGGACCGCAGCATGACCAACCAGCAGCCCATCACCGTCCCCGACGGCACAACAATCCAAATTGCACAAGCCAAGAGCGTAAACATCCAATCCACCCGCTGGGACTTCCGCGGAAGACCAGATCGCTTTGCAACCACAATCGAGTTCAGTGGGCGAGTCCCCATCGATCTCACCAAGCGCGTGTACATCCTCCAATTCGAAGATGACGAGGAGGGCGATCTGGCATGAGACTGCACAACATCACTATCACGCCGAAGCACGTAACCATCGACGGCCAAAAACTCATCATCCACAAAGACGGGCCACACATCGAACAACCCGTCCCCGGCCTGAGTATCGTCCACATTCCCGTATTCGCCAGCACCGTCACCGTCTCAGGCGACACTCACGACCCGGACGAACCCACACCCATCTACGACCAGCTCATCGCCGAAACCAAAGCCCGCACAGCCGCACACAAAATCCGTCAAGCCCGCGCCCAACACGTCGCGGCGGCCATACGGAAGGACAAAGCATGACCGATGCCCCCAACCTCCGACGCATCGCCCGAGACCTCGCCGACGCCTACAACACCCTCGACGAACTCAAAGACCACCAGCGACGGAGAGAAAAACTCCGCCCAATGGTTCCACACTTCGGCCCCACCGACCCACACACCGACGGCGGATGGGCATTCAACCTCGAATACGAACTCTGGCGCGAAACCACCGACGAACACATCCCCGGAGGACTGCGCACCATCGGCGTCGACGCGCTGACCTACACCACCGCCCGGCGCGCCTACCTCAGCGAGACACGCCCCTCCATGCTGTGCGCCTACATCTACCGCCACGCCGACGAGATCGTTGAACACTTCCCAGCCGCAGACGACCTCGCCGACCTCATGGTGGAGCAGTACGTCCACATCACACGAGCCATCAAGAAGCGCCACGGCATCGGCGAGCAGACCGAGCAACGACAAACCAGCAAGAGCATCTGCTACCGCATGGCGCAGATTGGTTTCCCCGTCACGCCGGAGATGCTGCGTCAGTGGGCCCGCTACAAGCACATCTCAGCCCAACCGCGGCCTGACGGACGCAACAGCTACTTGTTGTCTGAAGTGGTGGCGTACGCTGCAACGCTTGACACCGACGAACCGGCAGGCTAGACACTGCCCGCGCCTGGCGATATAATCGACGCGACGACAGACTTCACCCTCCACCCCGGGGCTTCCCGGGATGGAGGGTTTTTGCATGCCCGGAGGTGACCAGAATGGCCTGGACAAACCGCGGGCACAACAGTACCGCCGCCAGACTGCGCATCCTCGAACGCGACGGCTACCGCTGCGTCCACTGCGGCAACACCCGCGGCCCATTCGAAGTCGACCACATCGACAACACCCGCGGCCCCCACTACGACCTGGACACCAACAAGCAGACGCTCTGCGTCACCTGCCACGCCAGGAAGACCAGGGCAGAGGAACAGCGAGGCCGCCAGCGGCACTACGGCCGCCGGCGCCTGCCGCAAAAACCCCACCCCGGCCTCATCCGGTGAGTTTCGATTATTTCGCAGCCCCAGGGGGGTACCCCCTCACCGGAGGCCCACAGATGCCCCGAGGGCATAGGGAAAAAGGGGCTGTACGGGTTTCAGGATTTACTTTGTTCCGTTTGTCCCACTGCCAGAAAAGGAGGTGACCTATGCCAGGACCACCACCGAAGCGCGAAGACCAGCGCCGCCGACGCAATAAGAACCCGGACGGGCTGACTACTGTCACGGCTGCTGGCGGGAAGCGCCCGAAACTGCCGCGCGTGTCGCCGAGTTGGCACCCGCTGATGAAGGACTGGTTCCGCTCGTTGAAGGAGTCGGGCCAGTCGCAGTTCTATGAGGCGTCGGATTGGCAGACTGCGCGCCTGCTGGCGGAGATCATGTCGCAGGAGTTGAACTCGGGTGAGCCGGTGAAGGCTGCGATGCTCGGCGAGTTCAACCGTGCCGCCGCGTCGCTGATGACTACGGAGGGGGAGCGCCGCCGTCTGCGGGTGGAGCTGCAGGCGCCGCAGGCTCAGGAGGATGGCGGGAAGGTCGTCTCGATTATGGACCGGTATCGGGAGAAGTTGTCGGAGTAGGAGGTGGGCATGAGTAGTGTGCCTGCCCCACAGGATCGACTTGTCACGCTGCCGGAGGGGTTGCCGGAGTTAACGCTCGGCTATGAGGCTTTGGTGTGGGCAGGTACGTACCTGCGGCACACGAACGGCATGCGGGCTGGGAAACATTGGGAGTTCTCTCGCGAGCAGGCCAGGTTCGTGCTGTGGTTCTACGCCGTCGACGAGAACGGCCGTTGGCTGTTCGACCGGGGTGATCGTCGCCTGGCGAAGGGGTCCGGTAAGTCTCCGTTCGCCGCTGTGATGGCGCTGATCGAGTTGCTCGCCCCGGTGAGGTTCGACCGGTTTGACCCGGATGTGCCCGGCGGGTGCGTCGGTAAGCCGGTGAATATGCCGTGGGTGCAGATCGCCGCGGTGTCGCTCGACCAGACGGAGAACACCATGCGGCACGTGCGCGCGATGGTGGCCCCGCAGCGTGCGCCGGAGTTGCACCGCGACTACGACCTCGACGTCGGCAAGACCCAGATTTTCGTTGCGCCGGAAGGCAAACTTGAGGTCATCACGTCCTCGGCGGCGACCGCCGAGGGCGCCGAGGTGACGTGTGTTATCGGCGACGAGTTGGAGCACTGGACACCATCGAACTCTGGTGTGGAGTTGCATAACACGCTGGTGGATAACTTGACGAAGTCCGGTAGCCGGTTCATCGGCACGCTCAACGCGTGGAAGCCCGGTATCGGTTCGGTGGGCGAGTCCGTGTTCGACGACTGGGTTGCGCAGGAGTCGGGCATGGCGAAGGCGAAGACCCGGATCTTGTACGACGCGCGAATCGCGCCGCCGGACACGGATCTGGCGGACGAGGAGTCGCTTCGCGCCGGACTTGAGTTCGTCTATGCGGACGCGCCGTGGGCTGACATCGAGGCGATGATCTCGCGTATCTGGAAGACGTCGTCGAAGGTGGACGATTCGAAGCGGAAGTATTTGAACTGGCCGACCGCGTCGTCGGATTCGTGGGTGGACCCGCAGGATTGGGCGCAGATGGCCCGCCCTGGTGTGGTGCCGGCCGACGGCGAGGACGTTGTGCTGTTTTTCGACGGCTCGATGTCGAACGACCACACCGCGCTTATCGGCGCGCGGATGGACGATGGCCACATCTTCACCGTGGGGGTGTGGGCGCCGACGCAGGACACCCCGGATGATCGTCCGATGATCGACTACGAGGTTGTCGACGCCGCTGTGGACCGGGCGCATAAGCGCTGGAGTGTGGTGGCGTTTTTCGCGGATGTGCGCGAGTGGGAAGCCTACGTGCACAACATTTGGCCGGAGCGCTACAAGAGCGAGTACCGGCTGTGGGCGTCGACGGGTGGGCGTAAGGCTGCGCCGATCGCGTGGGATATGCGATCGCATGACTACGACTTCACCCAAGCGTCGGAACTTGTCGAGCAGGAGATCCGTCAGCACTTGTTCACCCATGACGGTGATCCGCGGTTGACGCAGCACGTGTTGAACATGCGCCGGCACGAGGGTCGGTTTGGCATTGTGCCGCGCAAGGAGTCGCGCAAGTCGTTGAAGAAGATCGACGCCGGTGTGTGCATGATCGGCGCGCGGATGGTCTGGGTGCTGGCGAAGCAGAAGGCGAAGAAGAAACGCAGTGGTAAGCGGAGAAAGGCGGTGCTGTTATGACGGTCCCTGTTGTGATGTCGAGTGGTCTCACCGATGACGAGGCCCGCCTTATTAGTCGGCTGCAGCTTGATCTGGCGTCGTACCGGAAGAAGAACGTCACGAAGTGGCGTTACTACGACGGCGAAGTCGAGCTGAAGAACATGGAGATCGCAGTCCCGTCGAACCTGGTCAACGTGGACGCGTCCATTGGCTGGGGTGGGGTCATCGTCGACGCCCTGGAGGAGCGCATTGATTGGCTCGGATGGACAGCTGACGAGGACCAGGCAGACGGACTGCAGGCCGTCGCGCGTGAGAACCGGTTATCGACGGAGTTCAACAAGGTCAAACTCGACTCGCTTGTCACCGGTGTCGGCTTCCTAGAGGTCACCGCTGGTGGTGCGGGGGAGCCGGACGTGATCATCAACGCAGTGTCCTCCTCGGACGCGACGTACCTATGGGACGACCGCGCGAATCGTGTCTCGGCAGGTCTGGTGATGAAGCAAGGCCCGGATGGGGAAGACCTGGTGACGTTGTATCTGCCGGATATGACGGTGACGGTGGTTCGTGAACACGGTGAGTCTAGGGTGACGCGTCATGTGCATAACCGTGGCCGTTGCGGTTTGGTGGCGTTTCCGAATAAGTCGCGCGCCGGGCGTACTCGTGGCCAGTCGGAGTTGACGAAGCCGGTGCGGTACGCGATTGATCATGCGCAGCGCACCATTTTGGAGATGGAGTACAACCGCGAGATTTACACGACGCCGCAGAAGTGGTTCGCGAATATTTTGCCGGAGGATCTGGGGTTTGACCCGGAGTCTGACGCGCAGATGTCGGAGTTTGAGCGGGTGAAGAAGGGCTTCGATGTTGCGATGACGCGGGCGGTGATTCTTCCGACTCAGGAGGAGGATGGGAAGAATCCGTCGACGGGGCAGTATCAGTCGGCGCCGCCGACGCCGTACATCGACGAGTTGCAGATGATCACGCAGCTGCTGTCGTCGTATTCCGGTATTCCGCCGTCGTGGTTCGGGTTTCATACGGATAATCCGCCGTCGGCGGAGGGGCAGCGCGCGCTCGAGGCTCGCAATGTGAAGATGTCGGAGCGGCGGTGCACGTCGTATTCGGGCCCGATGGACGCAGATGTGGCGTTTATTGCGCAGTCGATTTTGGCGCAGCGTGTGGAGGGGGCTGCGGCGCCGACACCGGAGTTTATGGCGGCTGTTTCGTCGCGGTGGCGTGACCCTGCGACGCCGACGGTGGCTGCTGCGACGGACGCGGTCACGAAGCAGATCGAGGCCGGGGCGCTGGCGCGCAACTCTGTTGTTGCGTTGGAGCGGATGGGGTACTCGGATGCTGATATTCGTCGGATTCAGCAGGAGTGGTCGCAGGAGTCGTTCCGCGAGCTTTTGATGCTGGCGTCGAAGAAGGAGTTGCCGGCTGATCCGCTTGCGGAGGAGTTGGCGCGGCAGCGCACTGAGTAGGAGGTGGTTGGTGTGCCACTAGGTGCAGCTGAGCTCGCTGACTACTGGCAGATTATTGACCAGATCAACCGCATGGCTCAGGCAGACTTCGTCGCTTTGTGGCGGATGCTGGAGGCCGAGGACAAGGACACGTTGTTTCGTGGCCTGCAGGCCGGGGTGCCGGAGATCGTCGAGTTGTACCGCAATGCCCAGGCAGACGCGGCGATGGTGTTCTACAACACCACCCAGGGCGTGGCCTACAGTCGGGCTGCCGCGGCTACCGCGGGTCGGCTCAACGAGGCTCAACTTGAGCAGATGCTGCGCTACGCAGTGTTCGGTAAGGGGGTGTCATCACCGGTCGGGTTGATCTCGGGCGTGATTCAGCAGATGGTGCTTGGTGGTGGCCGTGACTATGCGAATGAGGCGTTCGCTCGTGCCGGGGCGGGGTGGTATCGGGCGGCGCGGGCTGATGCGTGCGCGTTTTGTCGCATGCTCGCCACGCGTGGTGCCACGGAGTGGGAGCCGTATACGTCGGCGGACTCGGCGTTCTCGAAGGGCGGGCCGAGTGGCTACCAGTACCACAAGCACTGCCGGTGTATTCCGGTGCTGGCGTCGGAGTATCAGACGCCGGATTACGTCAACGAGTGGACGGAGACTTACTACAAGGCGTCGGAGAAGGCGTCGACAACGACTGATTTCCGGGCGATTCTGGCGGGTATGCGCGAGATCGACGGGATCAAACACTAGCCAGACGGAGCAGACACCCAGGTGCAAGTCCTGGGCTGGCACTAACCCCTACACGGAAGGTGTGGGGGTTTCATCATGCCCGCAATGGGCAACCCACACCTGAAACAGGGAGATGATCAACGATGTTTAAGACTTACCCGATTTGGCTGCGCGCTATCGAAGGAACTGAGACTGGCGGTTCTTCCGGCGCCGACGGTGAACTCGAAAAGGGCACCGACGACAACGGCAACGAGCCCCAGGGCGACGGCCAGGAGACAAACGACTCCGAGCAGGTCGACTGGAAGGCACGCTTCGAAAAGGCCCAGCAGGACGCCGAAAAGTGGAAGGCGCACTCCCGCAAGTGGGAGGACCGCGCCAAAGCCAAGAACGACAACGACGGCGACACCGACGACATCCGCGCGCGCCTGGCAGAGGTCGAACAGAACCTCAAAGAGGCCCGCGCCGAGAACGAGCGGGTGGAGACCGAACGGTTGAAGTTTGAGCTCGGCGCAGAATTCGGGTTGTCGAAGGATGACGTTGATCTGCTGCGAGGCAACGAGGACGACATGCGCGCACTCGCGCAACGCCTCGGAGAAAAGACTAAGCAGCACTACCCAGAAAACCCGTATCAGGGCCGCGGCAGCCAAGGCAGCGCGAAGCAAAACGCGGAGTCTTGGTACGCGGAACTGACAGGGAAAAACACCTAAACCACTGCATAGGAGGTTAATCATGCAGTTCGCACCCCGTTACCAGGTGCGCGGTGATGTGTCTGTCCAGAAGTGGCTCGGCTCCGCCCACGCCACTGACAATGCACGCACCGTCACCATCGACGGCACCAAGCTCGACGCTTTCACCAAGCGCGGCTTCGTGCCCGCCGGCACCCCGCTGACTGAGGGGGAGGGCGGCAAGTTCGCCCCCGCTACCGTCAGCGACGAGCTCGCCGGCTTCCTTCTTGTCGACCAGCCGGTCGACACCACCGCTGATGTGATCGCGCCGCTGCTCGACCACGGCCGCATCCGCGTCAAGTTCCTGCCCGAGGGCGCGCCGGACGTCACCGCGATGCCGGCCAACCCGCACTTCATCTTCGTGAAGGAGGCCTAAACCATGGCTCTTTGGACTGATGTTGCAGACCCGCAGGAGCTGACCGTTGTCGCCCGCGAAGCTGCCCGCGACCGTGAGCAGCGCGACGAGTTCAACCTGGCACAATTCCTGCCCAACGAGCACACGCTCTCCCAGACTGTCACCCTCGAGGCCGGCGAGAACGGTTTCGTGGAGGCCGCCGAGTACCGCGCCTACGACGCGGAGACCCCGATCGGTGGCCGTGGTGAGGGCAGCCGTCGAATCGTGTTTGAGCTGCCGCCGCTCGGCCAGAAGCGTCGAGTGTCCGAGTACAACCAGCTGATGTTCCTCGGCGAGGGTGGGGAGTCCGCTATCCGCACCGCCATCGGCAAGGCAGCTGTGCTGCGCGGCCAGGCCGTTGCTGACCGCATGGAGCTCGAGCGTGGCCGTGTGCTGGTGTCTGGCAAGGCTGCGATCGACGAGAACGGCTTCATCGTCGACTCCGACTTCGGTCGTGACGAGGAACTGACCGTCACCGCTGGCACGAAGTGGGGCGAGGACACTGCTGACCCGGTGCAGGACATCCTGGACTGGGCTGAGGCCTACTCTGACGTCAACGGCGAGACCCCGGCCTACATTGTCGCTTCCACTAAGGCGATCGGTGCGCTGGCGAAGTTCACCGGCTTCCTGCCGAAGGACTCCATCCGCCGTCGCGCTTCACTCGATGAGATCAACGCGCTGCTCGAGTCCGAGGGCCTGCCGCAGCTGGTGCGCTACGACCGTCGCGTCCGTGTCAACGGCGTGGCCGAGCGCGTCATTCCGCAGGACACCGTGCTGTTCCTGCCGGACGCCACCGCAGGCCTGGGCAAGACCTTCTGGGGCACCACCCTGGAGGCACTGGACCCGAAGTACGGTATCCAGACTGAGGATCGACCCGGCATCGTCGCCGGTGCGTACCAGGACGAGGATCCGCGCGGTGTGTGGGTCAAGGCTGCCGCCATCGGCATGCCGGCGCTCGCAGACGCGAACCTCGCGATGGCCGCAACCGTCCTCTAAGGGGGTAGCTCATGGCGAAGATCAAGAGCGAATTCTTCGGCGTGGTCTACGCCCGGAAGAAGAACGGCGAACTGGTGAAACTGCGCGCGGGCGACACGGTGCCTTCTGGTGTGGAGGTGCGTGACGACCTGCACGCACCGACCGCAGCTAAGGGAGGTACCCGTGCAAAGTCCAGCACCGCAGATAGCGACACCGACTGACGTTGAGAAGCGTCTCGGGCGTGACCTTGATGATGACGAACTCGCCGTTGTCGAGGGGCTTTTGGAAGAGGCTGAGGTGCTCGTTGAGGGGTACCTCGGGCGGATCCCGGAGCCGGTGCCGCGCCGAGTCAGTGTCGTGGCGTCACGCATGGTTGCCCGCGTGCTGGAGCAGCCGGATGCGGAGGCGTTCTACGCCGAGAGTGTGCAGCACTCCGCTGGCCCGTTTTCGGAAACGAAGCGGTACTCCACTGGCGCGTCCGGTGGGTCCCCGTGGCTGACTGCTGCTGATAAGCAGGCGCTTCGGCGTGTGCGCATCGGCGGTGGCGGGATCTACACGATCGGGATCGGGTGATGTGGTGTGGCGTTTACCGGACTGCATTTCGAGGTGGTGCGGGTGCGTCGCACCCATGACTATGTCGAACCTGAGGTGGAGGCGATTTACGACGAGCTCGGCAACCCGATCGAAAAGGATGCGTTGGGCAACGACACCGTCACCGAGACTCGGGACACCGTGAAGGTGGCGGGGTGGGCGGTGCCGCGCACGGCGGAGCCGAAGCTCGCCGGGCATAGCCGGCGCACCGTTGAGGTGGAGCTGTTCGCCCCGGTGGGCATGTTCCGCCCGCAAGACGCGGTGGAGTTACCGGAGCGCGACGACGTCCTCGAGGTCATCGGCGAGCCGGAGAACTACGAGCACAGCCCGTTCGGCTGGGCGCCTGGCCTGGAGGTTGTGAACCTAGGAGGGACGACCTAGATGGCTTGGTGTGTCGTAGAGCGACCTGACGGCGTGGACGAGATTGACATCGGGTCGATGTCGTTCGACGGCGGCAGCCTCATCCTGTTCTCGGATGCTGAGCGACGTTCCCCGAAAGCGGCGTACGGGCCGGGAGGGTGGCTGCACTGGCGATGGAAGGAGGCCGGACTTGGTGAGGTACGTACCTAATGGGGCGGGGCTGCGTGAAGTTCTGGCCTCTCCGCAGGCCGCGTCCCTGGTTTCCGACCACGCCGAACGCATCGCCGCCGAATGCGGAGATGGGTTCGTCGCGTCCCAGCGAATGGGGCGGGTCCGCCAGCGAGCGATTGTCTACGCCGACACCTGGTCGGCGAAACACCGCGACGCGCGGGAAAACGTGATGGTGCGGGTGCTTGGCTAATGGCAGGTATCTCCGCACAGAAAATCGCAGTTGCCGCATTACGTGATGCCCTCGGGGTGCGCGTGTCGACGCAGCTGCCCGACAGTAAGAACAGGCCGGATCGTTTCGTTGTCCTCTCACGCATCGGCGGCGGGTCCGACGACTGGGCAACGAAAGACCCGCGCTTCCTCATCGAGTGCTACGACACCTCCGAGCTAGGTGCTGAAGAACTCGCCGACGGAGCGTGGGATGCATGGGCGGGTCTTCGCGGGCCTGCTCCGCTGCACCGTGCATATTCCGACAACAATCTGACCCGCTATGACAACCCGGATCTGAAGCATCACCGTTTTCAGTTCACGGGTGGCCTGCAGCTGCGACGCTGACAGGCCGTGTTCCTTTTCAGGCCCGGTCCAACGATCCTGAAAGGACTGTGCAGCAATGGCTGTGAACATCAATAACGCCTTCGTCGGCACCCCGCCGATTGACGGCGGCGTCTATTTCAACGCCCCGGTCGGCACGACCCTGCCGACCTCTACCTCCGACGAGCTTGACGAAGCCTTCGTCGACCACGGCGCGATCGGCCCGGACGGCTTCAACGTCCAGCCGAACCGCACCTCTGACACTGAGAAGATGTTTGGTGGCGGCGACTGGGTTGACCTGCAGACCGACTACGGCGAGGAAGTGACCATCACGTTCCTCGAGGACGACAACCCGGGTGTGGTCAACTCCATGTTCGGTGAGGACAACGTCGTCATCACGCCTGGCGCCGAGGGCACGAAGAAGACGATCTACCACACCAAGCAGCGTCTGCCGATCAAGTCGCACGTGATCAAGGCAGTCGATGGCGACAAGGAGAAGGTCTACGTCGTGCCGCGTGGTCGTATCTCGACTGCGGAGAAGACTGCGGACGTGCACACCGCGTCCACGAAGTACAACGTCACGATCAAGACGTTCCCGTACATGCTCGAGGACGCGGACGGCAAGGACCGTGAGGTGTACGTCGTGGAGTACCGCGATGACGGCCGTCCGGCCGAGGAGTCCCGCGAGACCGCGAATGCCGACGCCGGTGGCTCCACCGTCACCACTGGCTAGCACCTAGCCGTACCCCCTGGGCGGAGCAGCAGGGGTCAATAAATATCTGCTCCCCATTCTCATCCGGTGAAGCAGGGAAACTTTCCCTCTGGACCGGGCCTGCCCTGATTTCACCGGGTGGGCCTAAACGTTGCCCGGTCCGACAACCCAACAACCCGAGAGGTCTGGTCCACATGGCTTTTGTAATCTCTGCAGATTTCGATCCCATTGAGTTCGAGATTCCTGCAGGCAAGACGAAAACGGTGACGATTTCTGTGCCGCCGTTCGATTGCTACTCCCCGGCGGACATCGAATCGATGAATGCTGAAATCGCGAAGTACGAAAACGACGATGAGATAGCTGGCGTCAACAATCCGGCAAAGTCGGCGACGGCTCTGCTGCGTCTCCAGCTGAAGTACTTCAATCCGAGCAAGCAGAAGGCGGACGCGATCGGTGCGCTGACGGTACGACAGCTCAACGAAATCAACAAGGTCTGGGCGGAGAAATCCGAGGTGACGCTGGGGGAATCCGAGCCCTCCACCGACGCATCTACGCAGACCGACGAGTAACCGATGCGCTGCGCGCGGATCTGATGGAGCGCGGCCGCTCGCTCAGCGAGCTGGGCCGCAGCATGCGCTGGTCAGATCTGCGCGCATTCATCGGTTTTCTGCCAGCGTCGTCGCATTTCCGGCGCGAGGAGGAGCCGGAACAAGCCCGCGCGCTCGCCTGGATCGAGGGGCTGTCCACCCCGCAGGCCGCGCTGCTCGGCGACCTGGTCGACCTTATCGAGGCGGACATGCTGCTGCGCGCGGGGCAGAAGCCGCCAGACCGGACGGCTATTCAGCGCCTGGCGCAGCGCGCCACCGCGGGGGAGAAGCAGCACACGCAAGTGGAGTCGAAGCCGAAGGGGAAGAAGCGTAAAACACCTGAGGAGATTCGGGCGCAGCTTGGGCTGAAGAAACCTGCGAACAACTAACACCCCCTAGGGGGCGAAGGAGGCATCATGGCCGAGCTTGGCGTTGGCTATATTTCGATCATCCCGGAGACCAGCAAGGTCACCCCGGAGATCGCGAAAGCTCTGGGCGCCGCCGAGGGCAAGGCGGAGTCCAAGGGGCAGTCCATGGGCGGCAAGCTCGCCTCCGGCATCGGCAAGACCCTCAAGATTGGTGCTGCTTCGGCCGGTGTCGCCGCCGGCGGTGCCATCGGTCTTGGTCTGACTAAGGGCATGGGGCGCCTGACTGCGATCGAGAACGCGCAGGCGAAGCTGACCGGTCTGGGGAACTCCAGCCGTGACGTGTCCGTGATCATGGACAACGCTCTGGCGTCGGTCAAGGGCACCAGCTACGGCCTGGAGTCCGCAGCCACCACGGCTGCAATGGCTGTCGCGTCCGGCATCAAGCCGGGCAAGGAGCTTGAGCAGGTTCTCAAGACCACGGCTGACACCGCGGGTATTGCCGGTGCGTCGATGGACGAGATGGGCGCCATCTTCGGCTCCGTCGCGGCGCGCGGCAAGCTCCAGGGCGACGACCTGATGCAGCTGCAGTCCCGTGGTATCCCGGTGCTGCAGATGCTCGCCGAGCAGACCGGCAAGACCTCCGCTGAAATCTCGGAGATGGTCGCGGCGGGCGAGGTCGACTTCGCCATGTTCGAGCGCGCGCTGCGTGAGAACGTCGGCGGTGCCGCACTCGAAGCCGGCAACACTCTGCAGGGTGCGTTCAAGAACATGGGTGCTGCTGCTGGCCGTGCCGGCGCGACTGTCGAGGGTGCGCTTGTCGGCGTGATGAAGTACGGCATGCAGGAGGCCACCGCTGGTCTGGATGCGCTCGACGCGAAGCTGAAGCCAATCGCGGCTTCGACGCAGCAGTTCCTCGACGGCACCGTGGTGCCAGGACTGAAAAAGGCGAAAGCTGCGGCCGCCGACTTCTTCGAAAGCGCCGACTTCCAGAACGGTCTGGCTGGCGCCAAGGTCGTGCTCGGGGAGCTGCTATCTGCCGGGCAGCAGCTCCTGCCGGTGGTCGGCAACATCGCCTCCGCGCTCGGACAGGCCGGCATGCAGCTCGGGCAGGCAGCCTGGAGCGCGTTCTCCACTGCACTGTCTGCCGTGGCGTCCGCAGCGTCCGCACTTGCGGGCCCGCTGAACACCGTTACCGGGTTCCTGTCGGACCACCCGGCGATGGTGACCGCTGCCGTCGCAGCATGGGCAGGCTTCAAATTTATCCCCTCCGTCGCGGAGAAGATGTCGGGGTCCCTGCAGGGTCTCAACGACCGCGTCGGTGGAATGCGTGACCAGTTCAACCAGGTCGCCCCGTATGCCGACAAGATGCGCGCGGCCATGGCCGAAAACGGCGTCGAGATCTCGAAGCTCGACGCGAAGATGATGGCGCTCGGCGACACCGGCACAGGTGTTGCGGCGCAGATGGCGCAGTCCTACACCCGTGCCTCCGGCCCGCTCAAGGAAATGGCGTCGGGTCACCGCGACCTGGCGGAGAACGCAAGGCGCGCGGCGCTGGCCACCGGCGACGGCTGGGTCGCGGCAGACCGGATCGTGGCGCAGGCCGGCCACAACATGACCGCGACGGTTACGAACTTCGCAGGCACCCTCAAGGGCACCGGCGCTGCCGCCCTGACTGGGTTCAAGGAGGCCGGCAAGGGCGTCATCAATGCGCTGGGGGGCCCGTTTGCCGTCGGTATCGCTGCTGCGGGTACTGCGATTGCGGTGCAGCAGACTGCGGTGCAGGGGGCGAAGGCTGCGCAGGAGCAAATGGCGAAGTCCGTCCGCGACGGCGCCGAAGCCCAAAAAGACCTCCAGGCTGCGCTCGCCGGGACCACTGGTGAGCTCGATGAGCAGGGGCTGGCTGCAGCGACCCGTATTGCCAAGGGCGAGTTGGCCGACCTGATCGCGGTTGGGTCGCGTCCGCTTGGCATTGATGAGCGGATCAACCAGGCCACCACCGGCTTGGATGGTCTGCTGAACAAGATTCCGGGGTTGGGCACTGAGTCGTCGCGAGCGAATCTTGAGGTGACGCGGGCGAATAAGGAGGCTCGCGAGTCGTACAAGGCGCTCGAGGAGTCCGCGTCCGAGATGGGTCTGTCCATCGAGGATGTTAACGCCATCGTCGCTCAGGGCGGTGGTGAGTACCAGCAGCTGATTGGCTCGCTGCGCGGCATGGGCGACGAAGGCAACATCGCCGCGGACAAGCTTGAGCAGGCCCGTGCCGTCATTGATGAGTCTGTTGATGCGGCACGTCGTCTTGACCCGGCTGCGCAGGAAGCCGCGCAGGCCATTGATGTCCTCGCGGACTCTGCGTCCTCGAGCCAGGACAAGCTCGCAGCTCTGCACACCCTGATGCAGGCCATGGGTCTGGCGCCGAAGGACGCCGAGCAGGCCATGATGGACGCCGCAGCCGCGGTGGACGAGATCGTGGAGGCCGCGGAGAAGGCGCAGCACCCGGTGGAGCAGCTCGGCGACGCGCTGTTCGGCATGGACGGCAAACTCGATCCTGCCAATGAGTCGGCGCGTGAGCTGCATGAGCGTCTGACCGGCATGGTGGGTGACCTGGAAAACGTGGCCGTCAACGGCGGTGACGTCCAGGGCGCCATGGAGGAAATGACCCCCGCCATCGCCGCCACGGCCCAGGAGTTCGGCCTGACGGAGGAGCGGGTTCGCGAGCTGATCACAGCCTATGGTGGTGTGCCAGACAAGCTCGAAACCGCAATCGCGCTCGAGGGCGCGGATCAGGTTGGTCAGGACCTGGGCAAGGTGTGGGAAGCCGTCGAGCAGATGAACAATGAGGGCAAGGCCACCCTCGAGATTGCTGCTGTTGGTGATGATGCCAAGGCCGTCATGGACGAGCTGGGTATTAAGTGGCAGGAGACCGCGGACGGCAACCAGATGGTGCTCACCGCCACCGATGATGAGGCCATTGAAGCTATCCAGCGTGTGACTCGAATGGCGGCGGAACTCGGCGACTCCGAAATCTCGCCAACGATGTTCCTTGATACAACGCAGATTGAGGTCAGCGCGTCGCAGGCACAAGCGATTCTTGATGCTCTCGACCTGGAGGAGCCAACTCCTCAGGCGCAGTTGATCATCGACGGTCTGCAGACCAACAACTCGATTGCGATGGGTGACCTAGCGTTCCTGGGAGCGCAGTCGCCTACACCGCAAGCGGATCTAAATAAGGCGCTACTGGATACTGGCGTGAAGGTGTCCAACGACCAGCTGGATGCGCTCGGGAAGAAAAAGAGCACCGCGACTGCGGATGTGAATAATGAGCCCGCGCGTCGTGGAGTTGAGGAGACGAAGGGCTTCCTGGCGTCCATCAAGGACCGTGTCGTCAACATCTTCACTCGTCGCCATGACAACGGCGGGTCGTCTGCATTCGCGGACGGTGCAGTGCGCTATGCCGCCGACGGGCTGCTTTCCAAGCAGCAGGCGCAGATTCAGCCCGGCGGGCGATGGCTCACCTGGGCGGAGGACGAGACCCAGGGCGAGTCGTTCATTCCGCATGCGATGTCGAAGCGGAAGCGGTCGACGCAGATTCTTGCTGAGACTGCCGGCATTTTCGGCCTCGGTCTGGTGGATCGGGGCGGGAATGTGGTGCGTCGCGATGGGTCCTCTGTGGCTCCGACGTCGCAGTCGTTCCGCGCAGATGGTGGCGTGACCGACAGCGATGTTTTGCGGTTCGTGAAGGGCGAGAATGTCGACGGTAAGCAAGCGCCTTACTCGCTTGAGCGTGCGAAATATACGTGGTCGGGCGGACTGCTCGGCAACTGGGGCGACTGCTCCGGGTCAATGTCGGGCATCGCAGCGTTCATCGCTGGCTGGCCGTTGGCAGGCAGGAAGTTCGCGACCGGTAATCAGGGCCAGGTGCTCGGGTCGATGGGTGCGAAGCCTGGACTCGGCACCGGCGCGCGCATGGCGTTCGGATGGTTTAACGGTGGTCCGTATGGCGGTCACACAGCGGGCACTTTGTTCTTCGGCAATGGCGACCGCATCAACCTCGAAATGGGTGGTAGCCGCGGGGATGGACAAATTGGCGGCCGGGCCGCCGGTGCTGATCACTCTAGTTTCACTAATCGTGCTCACCTTCCGCTCGACGGTGGACTGTCGATTGGTTTTGATGAAATGGATTCGGACTATGACACGTCGATGCCGGAAGTGGTGTCCACTTCTGTCAATGGTGTGTCCCTGTCCAACGGGAAGACCGTGTCGTGGGGCAAGGCTCAGTCGCTGTTCGACCAGGCGCGGGACTACTCGTCGCGCGGCCGGTACTGGGAGCAGGACTACGAGAAGATGGGCGCGCAGCTCGCCGGCGCGCTCTCCGGTGCGATGTCCAACATCCCCTCGTTCGACATCGGTGGTCGCTGGCCGAACGGTGTGATGGGGCGTAACCAGTCCACCAAGGATGAGCTGGTCCTCACGAACGAGGAGTGGAAGCACAACTCGAAGATCGCTCAGGCGCTGCCGGAGGCCGGCCGGTCCATCACTGCCGCGGCATTTCAGTTCTCGGATGCCGTGGACAGCGCGCAAGGCCAAGTGCTTGGCGTGGGTCGTGGACTCGGCGGGGACTTCATCGGCTCCGCCGAGGTCGTCCGTGACGCCGAGCAAGGTCTGCTGGACACCAGGGCCAACATCGCCGTGCAGGCGGAGAACATCTCCAAGGCAGAGGACGAAGTCGCGGAGGCGCGCAAGGCGCTTGCTGAGGCGGAGTCCAAGGGCGGCGGACTGGACGTGGCGCAGCGCCGCAAACTCGAGGACGCGGAGCAGGCACTCGCGAAGGCACGCAAGGACGGGAAACCGGACAAGATCGCCGACGCGGAAAAGCGACTGCAGCGCGCCCGCGAGGACGCCGACGCCGCGCTGGCGAAGTCCGAGGACAAGAACGCCGCCGAGGTACGCAAGGCACAGGACCGGCTGAACAAGGCCGAGGACAAGCTCCGCGACACCCGCGAGGACCACTCCGAAGCCCTGGCTGACCTGGAAGCAGCGGAGCGCACCGCAATTGCGGCACGCTACCAAGCAGTCTCCGACCTCGCCATAGGCATCGGGGAGCAGATGGACAACGCCTTCCAGACGGTGGCCGGTCTGTTTGGCCAGTTCGCGCGTCTCGGCGGGTACGTCGACGAGATGCGTCAGTCCATATCGAAACTGCACATGCAGCAGAAGACCCTCGGACTGGAGCGACTCAAGGCGCTGGGTGACCTGCAGGTCAAGACCCAGGACGTTGACCGGGTCCGGCTGCGCGGCGCCATCGGTGTCGCGCAGGCCGAGTACGACCTGGAGCAGGCGCGCAAGAACGCGAAGTTCGCCGGCCTGACCTCTATCGAGGCCATGTCCGGTGCGATGGATCGCTTCTACGAGACCGGCATCTTCTCCATCGAGGGGCTGACCGAAGCGGAGATTGAGAACTCCAAGGAGGTTAAGGCCGCACTGTGGGGTGTCGCGGTGGCGCGCAAGCAGGCCGCTCTAGACGACCTGGAAGCATCGCGGGCCCGCGAGATCGCCACGCTGCGTGTCGCCGAGGCCACGCTGCAGCAGACTCGCGCGGCGCAGCTGCTCGAGCTGCAGACCAAGCACCTCACGCAGGCCACCGCGCAGCTCAACGGCATGACGAAGAATCAGGCCACGGGTGCGCAGGCTGGCTTCGAGGGTGCTGGCAAGGTCGCGTCCGGTACCGGCGAGATGATCGGTGGTCTCGGCGCGATGGCCGCAGGTTTCGCTGTCGCGGGCCCGCTCGGTCTCATCCCTGGCTTGATCATGCTGACCAAGGGTGCAGGCAAGACCGCCAAGGGCGCGAAGCAGATCAAGGCGAACAAGAAGGAGATGGATCAGGCCTGGAAGGGCATGGACACCAGCTCCAAGGCTGCGGTCGTGGGCGGATCCGTCGTCGGCGGGCTCGCTGCCGGTGCCGGTGGCTTCGTCGGCGGTGCTGAGGGTGCCGCGCTCGGGTCTGAGCTGGGGTCGGCGATTGTCGACGCGACCGTCGGCACGGTGTCCTACGACATCGGGGTCCGCTTGGATGCGCTGGAGCGACGCCAGGCGGACGAGGTGGACGCGTTCAACCGTGACTTCGACGCCCGAGAGCACGACCTCAACATGCAGTCGCTCGACAAGGAGATCGATTACATCTACGCCCGCGACCGGGCGGAGAGCGATCTCGAGTACGCGCGGATGATGCGCGAGTCGGTGGCCGCTCCGACGGAAAAGTTGGAGAAGGCGTACCGGGACGCGGCGGAGGCGGAGAAGCAGCGCAGTGAGAAGCAGCACGCGGAGCAGATGCGTTCGCGTGGTGAGTCGCAGCGGATCCAGAACGAGCAGCTGAGCGTCGAGAAGCAGCTGCCCAAGCTGCTGCAGTCGATTTTGCAGCAGTTGCCGGATCACACGCGCTCGCAGGTCAGCGGTGTGGGCTACCTGGCCCGCACCTAACGCAAAGAAGGAGGTTCGCTTATGGGGCGTTACGCCGTCGCCATGCGCGACTACAAGGGCAAGCAGTGGGACTTCACCGGGAACTGGGCCGCCGGCATCAAGTCCGGCGGCGTCGACGGCCTGGTCGGCTCCACCGCCGATGTCACCGCAGCGCCCTTGTCCGGTTTAGGCCAGGTGGTGCTGTCGCAGCGAGTCGAGCCGATTCAGGGTGCGGTGACGTTCCACTGTCGCGAGTCCGGTAAGCGTGACGCGGGGCAGGTGGCTGCTGATCTGCGGTCGGCGTTCTCGCCGATCGTGGGCCGGGAGAACCTGCTCGTGGTCGAGTCGCCGCTCGGTGACGCGGAGGCGCGGGTTCGGTTGTCGGGTCCGATCGCGGACCCTGTGCAGGACCCGTCGTGGGACGAGATGGTGCTGAACCTGACCGTGCCGGTGGTTGCCGATGAGGGGTTGTGGTGGTTGCCGGAGCAGTCCGGCACCGGAACCGTCACAGTGACGAATCGCGGTGATGTTCCTACATGGCTGAAAATCAGGTGGACGGGGGCCGGGGGAGTGGTCACGCTGCTTTCCGGGGCGCGTTTCCAGCTCCCCGCGGTGACCGCGCCTCGGACGCTGTTCTTGACGAGGCAGCACTCGCTAGTGGTGCGTGATGACCGCGGCAACATCGACGAGGCGTTGTGGAAGAAGCTGCGCTCGGCGCTGCCGGAGATGGTCATGCCCGGCAAAACCGGCAGGTTTGTTCTCCCTACCGGGGCGACGGCGACGTGGCGTGAGGGGGTGCTCG